ATTTATCCTAAGAATGAGTATCAAGTAGATAATGCTTATGAAATAGCTAAGAAAAGGGGTAGAGATGGCGATTATTGTACACACGATGGTAAGCTAATCTTCGCTAACACTGACGTTATTTTGACGGAATCAGAGAAGATTGAACACACAATTTTACCAATTGATGCTGTAAAGTATGAAGCTATAACAAAAACTTCAACAGGTGATGAGTTCTATATATCTGACGTTGAGGACTTTATAACTAAATGTGCAGAGAATGGTGTCTCAGTAGATGTAACTCAAATAAAATAAATATTTGTTTGCTGTAATTATAATAATATATTATATTTGTAGTGTAATTATATAAGTTTTTATTATAACCTCATTTCAGAGAATCAAGTTTACATGTTTTTAACATTATTTTTAAGTTTCAATTTTTTAGTATTAACAGTTGTAATTAGAAAGATAATAAGTAATAACACTAAGTAAACAATTTTAAACACATTAACAATGCATAAGAAGGGAGTCATAGGCTCCCTTTTTTATGCTCTAATAACTAGAAAACAGATGGGAAAGATGAAAGAATTATACATAGCTATGCGTGAGGGCTATATTGAAGATTTACGCAAAGATTATCTTAAAGCTTACGCAGAAGATAGAGAAGTTATGCGTTGGCAGGGTAAGACTATTAGCTTAACTTATGCTAAATACTTGATAGAGTTTCAGGATACATTCTTAAAAGATTTGACAGATGATAACATTCGTTACGCAAACGACGAGCCTGAGCGATTCTTATCGCCTGGGGACGATAGATGATGTAGTAAATTACTGCTCAACTAAGTCAGTTCTTGGTGTAGACACTGAGACAGAGGGCTTTGACTTTACATGCAAACGTATGATTATGTTTCAGATTGGTGATGAAGATCAACAGTTTGTAATAGACACACGGTTTGTAAGTATAGAACCACTAAGAGATATACTAGAGTCTAAAAAGATAATAAAGATATTTCACAATGCTAAGTTTGACTACAAGTTTATAAAAATGTGGGCAAACATAGAATGTGAAGGAGTATACTGTACGTTTTTGGTTGAACGAATACTATCTTGCGGTCGTCACATAGGTTATGGACTGAAAGACCTTTGTAAGCGCTACTTAAATGTAGAATTAAACAAGGATGTCAGAAACCAGTTTATAGGCCTATCAGGACAAGCCTATCGTGATGACCAGATAGTTTACGGCGCTAAAGATGTAGAGTACCTGTGTAAAATACGAGTCTTACAACTACCTAAAATAGTAGATTTTAAACTAGAGAAAGTTGTAGACTTAGAAAATAACTCTGTGTTAGCATTTGCTGACATAGAATTTAATGGTATTAGCATAGACAGAGATAAGTGGGAGGTGATAGCGAAAGCTAGCGAACAAGAAGCTTTGGATATGAGAGATAAATTAGATAACCTGGTAAAATCGTCTCCAGAGTTATCGTGCTTTGTGTTAGCTCATATTCAAGGTGACTTGTTTACTCCTATTGAAGATATACGTAAAGTTGGGATTAAATGGACTAGCCCTACTCAGGTATTGAAAGTATTTAAGAAACTAGTCCCTGAACTAGAGGATGTCAACGGTAAGAAGATGTACAAGTACAGACGCCAGCACAAGATTATTGATTTGTATGTTAAGTACAAAGAAAAGATGAAGTTGGCTACATCTTACGGCAGTGATTTCTTCAAATTTGTAGCAAGCGATGGTAAAATACATACACAGTTTAATCAAATACTTGACACAGGTCGAGTGGCCAGCAAAAGGCCAAACATGCAGCAGATACCTGCTGATAATAAGTTCCGTAATTGCTTTTTGGCTCCTGATGGGTGGTGCTTTGTATCTAGTGACTATTCTAGCCAAGAACTAAATGTTATTGCATTTGGCAGCAAAGACCCTGTATGGATAGACGCTCTTGAACAAGGACAAGACTTGCACAGTGTATGTGCTGACCTTGTGTATGGACAAGAGTGGATAGACACAGCTGAAGACAATTGCAGTTATATGAAGAATAAGAGTAAGTGTAAGTGTCCCAAACATGGTAAGCTACGTACGAACGTTAAGACTATTAACTTTGGACTAGCTTACGGTATGGGCCCACACAAGCTTGCTGACACTCTAGATATTAGTATCAAAGAGGCAGAGATATTGATTGAGAAATACTTTGAGGCGTTTCCATCTATTGGTGGGTTCCTAGATAAACTAGGTAGCTTTGGTAAAAAGTATGGATACATCAAGACCTTTCCGCCTTACAATAGACGTCGTTGGTTTCCTACATGGTATCCTCGCATCTACAAAGACAAGAGTCAAGCTTTTGAACTTGGTAGTATAGAGCGTGCTAGTAAGAATACACCTATACAAGGTGCGTCAGCTGACATGACTAAGAAAGCGATGATACTTATTAGAAACTACATCAAAGATAACAATGTACCTGTCAAGATAGTTATGACTGTCCATGACCAAGTAGACACTATATGCGAAAATAGTTATGCTGAAGAGTGGGTAACTAGACTAACAGAACTGATGGAGCAAGCTGCTCTTGAGGTAGTAACTAACGGTCTGCTAAAAGCGGACACAAATATTAGTAAATCATGGGAAAAGTAAAAATATATAAACTAGACCCTAGAATAGCTCGCATTATTGCGACTATATCTAGACTCACAGATGTTCCTATTAGTAAGATAAGAGGCAAACTTAAAACCAATGAAGTAGTAACAGCTCGTAGAGTAGCTATGGTTTTGATACATAGTTTAAATGACTACACTCTTACTACTATCGGTAGTGCTTTTAAGAAGGACCATGCTACTGTATATCATGCACTAAAGAAGCATAAAGATTTTATAGATACAGACCCTGGATACAGAGACTTTTATAATATTTGTGCAACAACTGTAGGTGTAGATAAAATATCAGACAGTAAGAATAAAGATGATATTATTGCAAAGCTTGCTCAGCGTGTTGACTATCTAGAACAAGAGAACGAGGAATATAAAAAAACATTAACTGACATAAAAGAAATGATATGAAACAAGAAAAACCTAAGTTTGATTACAACCTATTCGGAGCTTTTATAGGTTTTGTAGGCATCATTGTAGTACTTATAGTGATGTTAATTACTAACGGATTAACAATTTAATTATGGAAATGAATATAGAATTAGATAATGGATGGCATGTAGCTGTTGATTATGAATACACCTCTCCTGAAAAAGCAGTATATTATACTGGTGGGGGAGATCCAGGACACCCAGGTACATCAGCTGAAGCTAGAGTATACAGTGTATGGGCTACCCTTTCAGAGAGAAACGGTAAGCTTGTACAAGTAGATGTACTTAAGTTTCTAGTAGACACGGATTTGATAGACATAGATGAAATAGAACAAGAAATTATAGAGAAGCATGCAACTAACTATGAATAAACTCATAAAAGTAAAAGATGAAGAACAAAAGAAAGCTATCAATGCTTGGGCTAAGCGTAAGTTTACAGGCAGTATAATTGCTGGGACTGGCTTTGGTAAGTCTCGTTGCGGCGTCATTGCTGCTGGTAAAACTCTGCATACTACTGACACTGCTAAGGCTATTGTACTGGTCCCAACTACACAACTGCAAGCACAGTTTGAAGAAGAGTTTATTAAGTGGGGCTACGAGCATGTTTTAGATAGAGTAGAAATAATTTGTTATGCATCTGCATATAAGCTTAAGAACGAACACTACGATGTAGTAGTTTGTGATGAAGTGCACCTTGGCTTATCACCTGAGTATCGTAAGTTCTTTGAGAATAATACTTGGAATAAGCTATTGTGTATGACTGCCACACCTCCAGAAGAGATAGAATACAAAGATATATTGTACAAGCTAGCACCCGTGTGCTATCGTATTGATTTGGATAAGTGTGTGGAACTTGGACTAGTATCTCCTTATGAGATTATGTGCAAGCCTATTGAGCTCACTGATGTAGAGAAACAGGAGTATGATAAAGCAAACAAAGCTTTTGTATACTCTAAGTATATACTTGGACAGTTTGATGCATTTGACAGAGCTAGACATATCATGGGACCAGGTAAGAATACAGCTAGTGGGCAAGATAAAGCAGCAGCTGTACAGTTTTACAGGGCTATTAGAGGTCGTAAGACTGTAGTAGATCATGCTGATGGTAAAGTTGCAGAGCTACAAAAACTAGTTATTAATAACATAGGCGAGAAGATGCTTGTCTTTGGTGGTAGTAACGAGTTTACTAATAAGCTAGCTGAAGCTACAGATACTTTCTCTGCTGTATACCACAGTGGTAAGACTAAGAAGCAGAAAGAGCAAGCCTTAAAAGACTTTAGGTCTGGTGAGAAACCTGTGCTGTGCTCTACTAAGGCTTTGAACCAAGGCTTTGATGTTGCAGATGCAACTATGGCTGTGATTTGCGGCTTAACTAGTAAGTCATTGACTATGATACAGCGTGTAGGTAGGATTGTCAGATACCAAGAAGGTAAGATAGGCAAGATATTTATACTGTATGTCAAGGATAGTCAAGAAGAGAAATGGTTAAAAAGTAGTGTTAAAAATCTAGATAATGTGACCTGGTTAACTTGATAATCAGGCGCATTTTTCGTAAATTTATACAGATATGCAAATAGAAATACACATAGATTTATTGATAGAAAATGACATGAGTGCAGATGATTATCTCGCACTTTATGCTGTGTACAGAAAAGGATTTAAGACTCTTGAGAATCTAAAGATATGTCCTAACTGGGAGAAACTACAAGAACAAGGATTTGTTAAACTTGGAGAGACTCCTGAACAGCATGTTATTAGACAAGAGTTTATTGACTTGTTTTCTAGTGACTTTGATCAGATGTTTGCTGAGCTTATCAGCACATATCCAATGAAAGTCAGAACCAAAAACGGTAGCTATAGAATACTACGGGGCTCTGACCCTGAGCTTAAGACTAATGCGAAAGCAAAAGCTAAGTATAGTAGGATTGTAGGTACAAAAAGATTTATGCATGAGAAGATTATGCGCTTACTGAATGTGCAACTGAAGGTAGAGCGAGGTAGGCTTGAGTATATGCAACAGTTAGAAGTATGGCTGAACAATCATACATGGGAAAAATACATTAATATAGACGAAAATGGAGGAGAAGAAACCAGAATCACACGTCGCCTCTGACGTATTCAAAGATAGAGGATTTCAGAAGATAGATAAAGCGGTTAATCAGTCCATTGCTATTGTTAAACAAGCTAAGCTTGGTAAACGTAATGTACTAGCTACATCTTGGAAGAGACTAAACAAGAATTTACTTGGTGGTCTGCAGAAAGGTAAGATGTATGTTATTGCAGGGCGTCCCGGTGTAGGTAAGTCAGCATTTAGTAATCAACTAGTGTTTGACGTGTTGGATACAAACCCAACTAAGCCTATCATGGTATTGTATTGGACATTCGAGATGCCCGGTTACCAGCAGGTAATGCGTAGCGCATCAAAGGATGTAAAGAAGCAAATGTCAGATCTATTGTCAGTAGAGTCACCTCTATCAGACATGGACTTTAAGACATATGCATCTAAGGTACAAAAGTATGGGCACTATCCTATCTATTTCAATAATATACCTCGTACTATGGAGTATATTATGCAGACTAACGAAGAACTATTCTTGCAACACCCTAATCACACAGTTATCAACTTGTTTGACCACTCACGTTTGATCCGGGGTAACGAAGAGACAGAGCTCCGTAGACTGAACACAATATCTAAGGGTTGTATGTGGATGCAGTCAAAGCTAGGTGTAGTTAACATACTACTATCTCAGCTTAACCGTAACATAGAACAAGAGCATCGTGCTAAGAATCAATATCAGCCCTTACTAACAGACTTGTTTGGTGGTGACTCTATTGGTCAGGATGCACATGTTGTTATGATACTCAACAGACCTCATGATTTGTATGGTATTACAGACTCATACTGCGGCGAGAACCCACAAGGTTTGCTAGCATGTCATATGGAGAAGAACCGTGATGGTTTACTTGGTATGATAGGCTACGAGGCAGATATGTCTACATTTACTATTAAGGAGAGAACGTGATAACTGAAGTTACTAGAAAGACATTTACTATACGAGAGTCTGGTAGGTCTACAGATTTTATCACGCCTAGTTTTGGACACGGTTGTTTGTATGATTGTAGCTATTGCTACATGAAACGACACAAGCCCGACGGCCTGACTGTTGCAAAGAATGTAGGTGATATACTTACAGAGGTAAACAATCATGCATACTTTACACCAGTAGATAAGCCTAACCAAACACACCCGGAGTATACAACTTATGATATAAGCTGTAACGAAGATTTTGCATTGCATGCTAAGTACCATGATTGGGAGCGCATCTTTGAATTCTTTAGAACTCACCCGGTTGCTATGGCTAGCTTTGCTACCAAGTATGTTAATGATAAACTACTGACATTTGACCCGCAAGGTAAAGTGCGTATTAGATTTAGTCTAATGCCGCAAAAGATGTCAGACATACACGAGCCCAACACATCAAAGATACATGATAGGATAAATGCTATCAATAGATTTGTAGATGCAGGCTATGATGTACATGTCAACTTTAGTCCTGTCATAGTATATGACGGATGGCTAGATGACTACGCTCAACTATTCAAGGACCTAGATGATGTTGTGTTACATAAAGATAAAGTGCTAGCGGAAGTTATCTTCCTTACACATAACTTTAAGAAACACAAAGTCAACTTACAGAGGCACCCAAATGCTGAAGTAACGCTGTGGACACCGGATATACAAGAGATTAAGAAGTCACAATATGGTGGCGAGAACCTGAGATATAAACTTAAATTCAAGGGTAAGTTTATACAGCAGTTTAAAGAATTGCACGGGAGTATTATTCCTTGGAACACTATTAGATATATATTTTAATTATGGAACTACCAAAAACTGTGGTAAAGGCGAGCCGTAAATCGCCTAAGAACATGATAATCTATGGTCCACCTAAGATAGGTAAGACTACAGTATTATCACAATTGAAAGACTGTTTGATTATTGACTTGGAGGATGGCTCCGATATGGTTGACGCCCTAAAAGTTAAAGTTAACAGTTTGAAAGAACTTGGAGATGTTGGTAAAGCAATCATCAAAGAGGGAAGACCGTACAAATACATTGCTATTGACACTATCTCAAAGCTTGAGGA